CAGCAGTGTCAAAGACTACTGTGTGTTACCGTCCAGGTAAATGTGGCACAATACTCCTGATTTACAAGGAGTTGCCACCGTTCGGGAACACGGTAGTGAAGGGGACTTAGATGCCTGCCGCAGTTAGACGAGCCTTCAGCGATTCGATCTCACCGATAGCTTCCTGCAACGCAGCCGTCAACAGGGGCACCAGTTTGGATTGGTCGATGCCTTGCGGGTCAATCGTACCGTCTTCATTGACAGCATCCTTTTCACCAGAGATGGCTTCTGGCACAACCTCTTGAACTTCATGAGCAATGAAACCATCAACAGTTTTAGTGGCATCCGCAATAAAGTTGAACCGACATGGCTTTAGTCGCAAAATGCGGTCAGCAGCTTCGCTAATAGGTTCTATGTTTTCCTTAAGCCGATAATCCGAAGACGTATTGTATTGAGTTGAGCTGCCCGATACTCTAATTGTACCAACAACTCCATTGTCATTAACCATGGCGTATAGAGTTGCCAGTCCAGTTCCGTCAGTGGCGTGATTAACAAATGGATTCGTTCCATTTTGATTAAGTTCCCAGCCAGAGTTAGTGCTGCCCGCTCCACTAGCATACGATTCCATGCACAATCGAAAAGTCTTTGCGTTTGTTATTCGCATGGCTTCGCTTGGACTACTGGCGCCATCCGCAGTAACCGAGAACACTAGCCTTGTTGGGTAATCATTCGTCGCCCAAGCAGATTCATTAAATGCAGAAATTTCTGCTCCGACACCGCCGTTAAGGTCAGAAAACTTAATCTCTGCAAGTTGATCTACCGAACTCGGATTAGCGGCGCCTTTTTGTATATGGATGATTCCTTGACCTGCCGCATTGCTGGAGTTCCCCTGGAATACTGCTTTAGTCCCGTAAGACACAGAAGACGTGCCAACTAACAGGCGTCCGCTGGAGTCGATGCGGGCGCGTTCGGAGGTACTACTATTATTATTCGTAAAGAATTGAAGAGAGGTAGCGCCGCCTGAGCCCGGATTGTTATACGCAGATCTGATAGCAGCGTGAACAGTGCTTCCTCCGCCAGAGCTGCCAAAAGCAATCTGGGAATAATCTCCAGCGGTTGACGTGCCGCTTGCACTTATAAACAATCCAGTCGTGTTTACACTTTGCGAGACAGTTAGGGCGTAACTAGGGCTCGTAGTGCCAATCCCTACTCGACCTGAACTATCTACACGCAGTCGCTCATTGTTTGCAGTCTCAATAACAAATGTGTTTGCCGCTCCAGCACCAATCGTTGCGTATCTTGTCGCATTATCGCTGGAATAAAAATCAATCAATCCAATATTGTCAGCATTTCTTCCGCGAACTCGGATAGCCCGTGCCGTGCCAGATGCGCTAACAACATCCAAAGGTTCGCTGGGCGAACTAGTCCCTATGCCTACAAGGCCAGCGGAAGTAATCCTCATCCTCTCCGTCGGAGAACTTGCCCCGTCTGCGGTGGTAGAGAACACTAGCCTTCCTGGCATGTCGTTAGCGCCAGGGGTGCCGTCTATATCTGCTGAAATTGCAGCACATCGAACAAACTCGCTGCCGTCATTTCCTTCAAACGAAATGTAGCCAGCAAAGTCACCGGATTGAACAACAGTATTTCCGCCAACAGCACCAGATCTCTGTTTTGCAAATTGAAGCACAGCCGGAAGATTGTTTGCGCCGCTATGAATAAAAGCTGCGCCTGCGGTGTTGGCGCTTGTCCCTTCAATCTGTAATGGCGATGTTTCAGCCCCAATACTAACATTATTGAAATTGTTACGCGCAGTAGACGTGCCCACCAGCACCCGACCACTGCTGTCAACAAACAACCTCCCAGATCCACCAGTGCTGATGGCTAATTGGTCTGCTCCGGGTGAAAATATTCCAGTATTTGGATCGCTGCTTATAGAAATCGATGGCAGGGCGGCTGTCCCGGCAGCAAATACACCTGACGTAATTGTTGCTACGCCGCCAGTGACCGTGGTAAAACTACCTGCATTACCTGTGACAGTTGTGCCTGAAAGCGTTGCAAAGTTGGCAGTGGTACCCGTAACAGTCGTCCCGGTAACCGTTGTGAAACCAGCGGTACCGCCAGTGACCGTTGTAAATTGACCAGTATTACCGGTAACCGTGGCACCGGAAATTTGAGAAGTAAATACACCACTGATGCCCGTTATTGTTGTTGCACGAACTGTATTTCCTGTGACAGTTGTACCTGAAAGCGTTGCAAAGTTGGCAGTGGTGCCAGTGACTGTCGTGCCCGTAACAGTGGTGAAACCAGCGGTACCACCGGTAATCGTTGTGAACTGTGCAAGCGTGCCGGTAACTGTGGCACCAGAGACGGTGGTGCTGCCAATAACGGTGACACCGGAGATAGTGCCTGTTGTTGTAATGTTTCCACTAAACGTAGGGTTTTGAACTAGCCCTGAGATGGAAACACTGGTATCAACACCACCGGCGGTAAACGTGATCGTGTCGACCTTAATAATTCCGTACGGCATTTTACTGTTACTTTTTTCTTATTTTAACTGAAAGAATTAAGGCATGATAACTAATGGACCTTGAATAATAAATCCAGCTGCTCCACCAGAAACAACGCCGGAGCAAACAATGGCTGCGGTTGCACCCGATGGTGTGGTAATTGCAAGGGTGCTACCGGTAATATTTGTAAACTGTGCGGTATTGCCAGTAACTGTCGTACCGGAAATAGTCGCAAAGTTTGCAGTTGTTCCTGTGACTGTAGTGCCGGTAATTGTGGTAAAACCTGCGGTGCCGCCAGTGACGGCTGTGAATTGACCGGTATTACCGGTAACTGTAGTGCCAGAGACGGTGGCGAAATTGGCTGTTGTACCTGTAACAGTGGTGCCGGTAACAGTAGTAAAGCCAGCAGTACCGCCTGTTACTGTGGTAAATTGGCCCACGTTGCCGGTAACGGTTGCGCCCGAAACCGTCGTGGTGCCGACAATGTTGACACCTGTAATATTTGTCGCTTGAACTGCAGTGCCTGTAATTGTTTGCCCACTGATCGTTCCGGTGGCAATAATATTGTTGTTTGTGAATACTTGACCGGAGATAAAAACGCCAGAAAGAACAGTGAAATTGCCACTGATTGTTTGGTCACCAGCAAAGGTCTGGTTAATGGCGGTTAAATTAGTGAAGACGCCGGAAGTGAAGCGGGCAATACCACCGGTTACCTCCGCCCCAGAAACAGTGCTCGTGAATGTGCCTGATACACCGGTCAAGTTTGTAAATAGACCCGTGTTTCCGGTAACGACAGTTCCCGAAACTTGTGACGTAAAGACGCCAGATACACCAGTGATATTGCTCGCTAAAACAGCGTTACCGGTAACAGTGGCACCTGAAACCTGTGTCGTGAAAACACCACTAATTCCTGTAATTAAAGTTCCTTGAATGGTGTCGCCAGTTAGCGTGGTACCCGATACTTGTCCGGTAAAGACTCCCGAAACACCTGTGATTGCTGTGGCGCGGAACGTATCTCCCGTGATGGTGGCACCAGAGATTTGACTGGTAAAGACGCCAGATACTCCTGTTAATGAACTAAAACGTCCCGCGTCGCCCGTGACGGTGGCGCCTGAAACCTGCGTGGTAAATATGCCACTGATTCCTGTAAGCGTCGAAACACGGATTGTATCGCCTGTGACGGTTGCGCCAGATAGTTGCGATGTAAAAACACCGGAAACACCCGTGAGGTTGCTGACGCGAACCGTATCACCGGTAACCGTGGCGCCACTGAGATTGGTGGTAAAGACACCAGAAACTCCCGTCAGTGTTGCAGCACGGATCGTGTCGCCCGTGACGGTTGCACCAGATAATTGTGTTGTAAAGACGCCGCTGACACCGCTAATTAAAGTGCCGCTTAAATTAGAGAATGTGCCAGAAGTAAACTGAGCACTGGTGCCAGTGACCGTTGTTCCGCTCAGTGTCCCGGTGACTTGAACGCCGGAGCTAAAGAAACCGGATCCTTGGACGGACAGATTACCAGAAACTGTTAAATTACCCGTGGTTGTATGACTGCCTGCAACAATAGTTTGGAATGTACCGGTCGTGAAGTTTGCATTCGTACCGGTAACGGTTGCACCCGAAAGTTGAGTTGTAAAGACACCGGAAACACCAGTGACATTACTGAACTGAGCCGCATCCCCGGTAATGACTGCACCCGAAATACGGCTGGTAAATGTACCAGAAATTCCGGTGAGATTAGTGAATTGGGCCGTATCTCCTGTAACAGTTGCACCGCTAATGGCTGTCGTGAAGATACCTGAAACACCAGTGATGACGCTAACGCGTGCCGTATTGCCAGTAATCGTGGCACCTGAAACCTGAGACGTGAAAACCCCGGATACTGCCGTGAGGTTTGCAAATTGACCCGTATCTCCAGTGACAGTTGTGCCACTGATTGTGCCAGTGGTTGTTAAATTATTCTGAACAACAACACCACTAAAGGTGGCCAAGCCACTGCTTGTGATTGTATTGACGTTAGTTGCACCATTAACCGTCAGGTTACCTGTGATGGTAACGTTGCCCGGGAAAACTTCACCGGTGATGTTGGCGTAATACTGGTCTAAATAACTACGAAATTGAGTGAAGGTAATTTTTTTATTGCGTAGCGTCGGGTCCACCTCAAAGACGTGGACAAGCGTCATCAAGTCCTGCTCATTAATATCGAGCCCGTTAATTGCAGGGAACTCGCTTATGCGTCTATTTGCGATGGCCCTAACCCTCGATTTTGCACTCTTTGTGTTATTCTAAATTGAAAATATTTAGAAATGAGGCGGTTAAATCCCAAAACAGGCAAGCCTTTTCGCAAGGGAGATGTGAGGGAAGACGGCTTTATGTGCAAATTGTCATCGCAAAAAAACAGCTGATGACGGCGGCGTTCTACCGTACTTTAATTTCAATTCGTGGTAAAAGATTCGCTCCAAGGTTCCAAGTCCATTGGATTCCGGTTACAATACCGCAAGAGATGAGGAAAACTAATAGTAATTCTGCAACCGTCAAGTTGCGACGCACATAAATAACTTGCGGCTGCACCTGCGGAGTGGACGCTTGTTGTGCCAAGGTCTGTTGAATTGCCATTTCCCTGGCACGCGCCTTCATCTCCTCTAGTTGTTCAGATGTAATTTGAGAAAAGCCGGGGGCTTGGCTGGGTGGCACTTGATCATCCATGGTGAGCAACTTCTTTTTCAACACGTTAGCATTTAATCAACGAGTTTGTTGTCATGGTTCACGGAATTAGAAAAGGATTAGAGGACGTTGCCTGGGAATTGAAAGGCATTCGCAACATCTTGGCGTCCATGTGGCACAGCCGTTATGAGAATGGAGAAACAGACGCCTTGAACCCCGAGGCCTATGCCGATGAATATATTTCAACTGAGGAGTGCGCCAGGCGCTTGAACGTCTCGGATCAAACCTTGCGAAATTGGATGGCGATTGGCCGTAAAACACCTGATAAAGGCTGGGTAGAGGGCATTCATTACGTTAATGCTTGTCCCAACCCCTCCAAAAAGGCGATCATCCGCATCCCCTGGAACAATCTGGTCAGATCCTTTGCTAGAAACAGGGACATGGAGACGACTGATTATTTCAAAAGTAAGAGCAGGCTATATACAAACCGGGTAATTGATGAGTCGTAATAATGGCACACCGATTCAAAGATCTGGACATATCAACATTGACCCTGGAGAATTGCCTGGAGTTGTTGCCGCAATCTCTTGCGTTGCAAGTGGAGGAATTCTTGCCGCCTGGAGGCTCGTTCAATGATGCAACTCTGCGCAGATACCTGGAAAACTTAAAAAAGTATGAAGAAGAGGACGCTAATTCCAATATGACGTTGGCTAATCGCTTACGTCTGGCATTTCGTGATTTAAAACCCGATACAATTTGTGGTAAATTTCCACAGGCAGAGTTACCGCTTAAACGTAGACTTCGTTGCGTAGCTGAGTATCTTATTAGATCTGGGGAACTGGACAAGGTTCGCGATGCAGAGGGGAAACTGATTAAAAAACGTGGTGTCCTTGGAAAAATGGTTGTTTTATATCAACCAACCGATAAACTGATTGAATCATTAGCCCGCCAGGGGTTGTTGGAACTATGAGCCGTCGAGAAAAATTGATTGCCTCCGTCATTGGTCCTGAGCTGGACGAAACAAAAGCCAAGATGCTTGACGCAACCGTCCGCTTAATTCTTGGTGATATGGGCGAACATTACTTCAAGATGTGGTCGTGCGAAGGGCCGGGTGTCATGGTGTTTCAGCCGGAGAATAAAGCGCGGTCTATGTTCTTTTTGACACTAAAAGAGCTTCATGCTGCACAAGAAGAGTGTGAACAGGAAAACAATGGTGATATGGCAGAAACTTTTCGGCGGATTTTAGAGGCTGCCCAAAAAATTAATCCTGAAGAGAAGGCGGGTTACGTCATCAATGACGGCACTGGAATGCGATATTTTGAAGTCAATTACAACGAGATCGCTGAGCGCTGATGCCAATTCAAAATATTAGGGCTCACGCTGAAGACCGTGAGTTAATCAGTAATTATGACCTTATTTCATCGGCACATGCCCTGTTGGGTGGCATTGAACTAGATGTCGCCAGTTCAAAGGTCGCTAATCAGTATGTGGAGGCTAAAGAATTTTTTACGCCAACGAATGATGGGTTGAATTCCCAGCAATGGTACGGCAAGGTTTATTTGTTTCCCCCTAGTGGGACATACTTTTGGGAAAAGAAATTGCAACGCTGGAAGATGACACGCTCCTCGTCCCCAACTTTGGTGTCCTCTCATGCTGTTTGGTTTCGCAAGCTGTATAAAACATGGCTTGCAGGTGAGGTCGAGCAGGGGCTTTACTTTACTAACTGCCCGGACATGATTCGATATGAACAAAGACTCTTTGATTTCCCTGTTTGCATACTAAAAACGCCACCTATATTACTCAAAAACACGAGCGAAGGTATCTCTACACACAAAACCTGTACATCGCTAGTCGTATACTTACCTCCCATGCAATCCTCTGGCGAGGCAACCGAAAAATTCATTGATATTTATTCGCATAAGGGGCGAATCCTCTGTTGATTTTGTATAGTGAAAGACGATTGATGAGCACCATGACGATACTAGCCGACTGGCAAATTAAAGATTTGGCGGAACAAAAGGGCATGCTTTCGCCATTTGTCGATCATGTCATCAGTGAAGAAAATGGAAGACGTTTGTTGAGCTATGGGCTCAGCTCTTATGGGTACGACATCCGCTTGTCGCCTTCTCAGTGTTTAATTTTCGGGAAGGTTCAGGCGGGTGATTGTGATCCCAAGGATTTTGATCCTGATATTCTTAAACCAGCTGACTTACTAGAAGACGAACGCGGTAGCTATTTTCTCTTGCCTCCTTACGGTTATTGCTTGGGCGTTGCACAGGAACGATTAAAGCTTCCCCGTGATGTAACAGTTGTTGCAGTTGGCAAATCAACGTACGCTCGTTCGGGGATCCTGGTAAACATCACGCCGGCCGAGAGCGGTTGGGAAGGTTACCTGACATTAGAAATCAGTAATTGCACCGGACTCTTCAACAGGATTTATGCAAATGAAGGCATCACGCAACTCCTGTTTTATCGCGGGGATCCTTGCAAAGTCAGCTATCAAGACCGTAAAGGTAAGTACCAGGATCAGCCCCCCGAAGTTGTGTTGTCTCAGGTTTGATCAACCAAAGGCACGGCCAAAGCGTGGTTGAGGCTTGTTGGCGTAGTTTGTGCTGCCAGCAGTGCCAATGGTGTCTCCAAGACTGGGAAGTTCAGTACCATCGATAAACGCTGGATTGCGTGGAGTACGTCCTCGGATTGTGGGTTCAGCAATTCCAGCTCGTTGTCGGTAGGCTCCAGCGGTTTTCGCTGCTCGCATAAACTTGCCAATACGCGCTTGTTTATCATTTACTGATTCCGCAGCAAATCTTTGGCCCTCTTCAATACGACGCAAGTCAGTGTCGTATACTTTCTCGGGTTGTAAGTCAGATACTTCAACACCTGAGGATCCAGAGTCGTGCCTGGGATCATAGGTGGAATCAAAGAAATTTGCCATAGTATTATTGTAAAAGGAATAAATCAAGCCTTAGATATCATGTATCACAACGCCTCAGCATTTTTAGATGCGTTTGTGCAAGATGAAGTAACTTGCCGGTGTCTGGATCAAGACGAAGACTTTGGTGCACCCATCGATAATCAAGAGAACGATGTTCCGTTGTACGATATGTACAATCGTGGATTGGCAGCATGCGAGCAGGGACTGGAGCGGAATCCGTTAAACCTGGAGGGAATGGATCGACCCGGCTTAACGGGTTACATTCCCTCGATGGAAGAGGGGATGCAAATGGGGGCAGCACCAAAACCCAAAGCCCTGGTACTGGAACTGGAGGGTCCGTCAGAGGAAATGATGGAAGAGTCGCTGAAAAGACGTGGTTTGCGCCGGTAGATTCACACACTGAAAATGAAAGTGCTGAGGCTTTCTCCAGTGATTGTCCTGATGGTTTTTGCTCTGTGCCCTGGCTGACACAAGAGGGACCTCCCGTGCTCCAAAAGGATGTTGTTAATCATCCGTCCCATTACACGGATGGCGGTATTGAGTGCATTGACGCCATTGAAGCTCAGTTAACGCCAGAGGAATTCCGTGGATATTGTAAAGGTAATTGTGCAAAATATCTTTGGAGAGAGCGGCATAAAGGCGGCACGGAATCCTTGAAAAAGGCTCAGTGGTACTTAAATCGTTTGATTGAGCTTGACGAAAGTCAGAAAGGCTGATACTCGTCCTCTTCGTCGTCTCCTTCGTCCAGCAGACAAGCGGCAGCGAGCTCACACAGTTCTAACTCTGTGGGTAAATCCCAGTCCAGTTCAATATTTTCATCCGCCAAGATGGCCTTGACTGCATGCCACTCCATCAAGCGTTGATGATAGAGATTTAGTAACGCAGCATAGAGTTCATCCCAGGTCATTTCCCGGGCGGTAAGCTCTGCTTTGCGCATGGAGAATTGAAGTTCCAACGGAAGTTGAAATTCCCGTGGTTCAACTGAATGCTCCATTCTGCTTACAGGCCTCGATGTAATTATTCTAAGGCTATGTTTTAAATATGGCGTCCAATTCGTCTTGGGTAAACTCATCCCATAAATGGTCGGCAATGCAAAAATTGTTGGCAAATGTGGAAAGGATGTACGGACTAATGCTTTCCTCCAGCTCGCGAATTGCTTTTACCTCGTGTGGAGCGGCGGTGTAACTGCGAAATGCTGCGAGCAAAATTTCAGTTGACGCCCAGGGGTTAACTTCAATTTCTTGCAGGAATAGATTAACCTCCTCCCTGCGTCGGTCAAGCAATCCACCAATAACCTTGTGCTCGGAGTCAAAAATCCAACTGGACATTTCTTGAGTTGCGGCGCAAAAGTCTTCAGTTTCTATGGCGTCAATCACGGCGCCGTAAAGAAAGGATTGCCAGCCAATCGAATGGATAAAAGAAATCAACGCCTGATGCATGCAGTCATCAAGACCAAGATTTAATTTGCCAAGTTGATTGTCAATGATTTGCACCTCGTGGAACAAGTATTGCAATGCCTTCTCTTCACTGCAGCGCTGCCCGGGTTTAACAGGAGATCCGTCTGGATAAAATTGAGTGCCATAACCAATGGTGTAGGGTTCACCACCGGTAAATAAATCTGGGTACGCCTTTTCGCTAAAACCTTCATATTTGCAAATTAGACTAACCGCACGCGAAAAGTCGGTCATGTGGATAACTGTTATTACCCATAATCATACACAATTTATTTACTACCTTGCCCACGGCGTTTTTTTCTGCCGTGGTTAGGCAAAGAATGTTTCCCCTGCCCTTGCCGAGTGTGCTTGGGTTTGGCTTCTAATTTAATGAATGTTGCGGATTTGGGTCGTGCCATCTCTATAAAACTGCGGTGTTATTACTTTAACCGGAAGCTGAACTACTGTTTTTATTCACCATTTTGTTTTGTGGGACCAATACCTCGCTGACATAATGTCTGGATTTGCGTCCTGGGCATTGTGACGGGCGTAATAGGACTTTCGCCGGGCCTTGTCTTTGGCTGATTGCGGGTTCTTTCCAGCGCCCTCCACGCCCTGCTGGCCAAAGCGAATGATCTTTTCTTCGCCGTCCTTGCAGGCTTTGACAACGTGTGACTTGGTGGGATGGCTTGGGGTACGCCTGGGCTTATTACACGCCATCTTGTCTTTTGCCAGCTTGGCAGCAGACGCAGCTTTTTTACGTTTATCCGCCATCAGAGTCCTTTAAACATAGATGTAAACTCGCCCAAGATTTGTGTGCCCGTCTTGGTTTTGTACTTCGTTTCTTCTTCATCTTCACCTAATCCTAGACGGAAGAAGCTTGAAGGCTTATCGCCGGTGGTATCTTTCGAATCTTTTTCTTCATCCATAAAACTTTCAATCGTCCCCAGGGATGCGAACGGATCACTAAGGTCGAGGCCATATGTTTTAAGTGCTTTATCAGATCCTGCCTTTGTTAAAAGCGTTTGCTCAGAGCGATCTAAATCAGGGAAAAACTTTTCGTAAAACTCATCTTCTGTACCTTGGTATCCAGAACCTTGAAAGACTTTGTACAGCTCGGTTTGCGGAGTTGCCATTTGATCTTTGTAATCTTCTGGGCGCTCAATGTAAGTTAAACCGAGAACCTGCTGTGTGGGCCGCTGGCGCCTTTCGTTCAGATATTTAATCTCCTCTCGTATTTCTTGTGCGGATCCAGTGCGCAATGTTTCAATAACATACTGTTTTAATTCTTCAACAGTTCCTTTAAAGTCCGTAAGACCATAACGCTGCAATACTTCTTGCCACGTTGTTTTATCATTGGGATCTAAACCACGGAGCATCTCATCAGCAAATTCTTCTGGCGTTACAAACTGACCAAAGATAGAACCTTGCTTTAAGGCCTCTTCTTTCAACGCTGGTAAGATATTGTTATAGATTTCATCTTGTACGCCGCCGGCCGTAAGAATATCTTTTGCCGCATCAAAGCCGCGTCCCTGACCCTTTACTTGAAAATGAATACGGGCAAAGGCATCTTTATCATTGATGTTTATGCCGAAACGATAAGCTTGTTGAGCCCAGTAAGGATCTCCATTCTTGGCGGCCTCCCAGTCACTGGCTACGGTTGACGCTTGTGTAGTGTAATCCTCTTTTCTAGCTTTATTGCCAACTGGATTAAAGTAAAACTCTGAATCAAAGTAACGATCTCCAACCTTTTTAATCTGATCCAAATACTGTTTCGCTCGTAAGTCAGCAACTAAGTTTACGGCGTTGACCATGTCTTGAGTTTGGAACGGGTTTTGTTCTTCTTGTCGAATATCAATGTACTCAACAAATTCATCCATTGAACGCGCCGTGTTAAAGCGGGGGACCAAATAATCGTCAATAAATTTTCGTGCAAAATCCCCTTGAATTTTTATTTGTTCGTTTGCTTCTTTTGTTGTATACCCGAGTTCTAAATCTTGTTGATAACGGTTCTTTAATTCGTTATCGAACCATTGCTGCCAATTGTACGTTGCATTGTTTCTAACTCCCGTAATATTTTGTAGGCTTTTTTCAAGAGACTCTTCTGCTTTGCCTGCAGATGTAAAAGAAAGTATGCCGCCAACGCCAGTATCTCCAAGAATGGCATTACTCAATTCTTTGTTAATATTAGTAATTTCACCAAAAGCACCGAACCCACTTAATAAACCAAGCATTTCTTCTTTGGATTTAGCTTTTTTCATTTCGCGGATTGTCTGTTTTAAAACATCTTGCGCCAAGGCGCCAAAACGTTTCACATCCACCGTGGCTTTTTCGCCAACTGCTTGATTTAAGGCATCTTCTAATTCAGTTATGCCATAGCCTGTATTTATGTTGTAGTTAAGACTGACTTGTTTATCTTGAGGTCGATCTGAAATGCGAAAAAGTGTAACGAATTCATCGGGCTTATCAATATTCAGGTAATTATCTTTTGCTAGCTGACGCCAATAGGGATCGTCGCGCTTTGCTTTTTCCCATGCATCTGCAATTTCAGGAATTTTCAACAGGCGATCTGTTTGCGTCGCTGCGTCTATTCCGAGCTGTAAGTCACGTACGGCTTGTAAATCTCGATCTGTAGGTTTAGTTTCTACATATTGCTTTGCGGCGTTTGTGGCTTCAGGAGCATTGCCACGGAAGCCTGCTGGTTTGCCCTGTGATGTGTAGTGTTGAAGGTAATATCCATTCTCTCCATATCTTTCGGTCACATCAATATCATCATTTGCGACAGCTGCTTTCCACTCGTCCGCAACCTGTGGATAGGTTTGTTTGTAATATTTGGGATCAAAATCACCGTATAAGGGTTTGGCTCCAAGTGCTGAATCCCATTGCTGAAGTTTTTCAATACGATAAAAAATTTTAAACTGATTTTCTAAATCTGTCTTAGCTGTATCGTCAATGTTTTGAATATTTCTAAGAATGTCCCTTTGATTCACATAGTCGCCTCCTTGTGTAGAGGAAGCTGTGGCAACAGTTTTGTCATAAGCAGCATTTTTATCCCGATTAATTTTTAATTGTTTTTGATTTGCAACACCATCTGCATTTAGTTCTTTATTAATACTATTTTTAGTGGTATCATCAACCCAATTATCACGCCATTCTTTAACCGTATTCCAACAAAGATTATTTCCAAAAAAATAGGGGCCAGCGCAAACGTCTACCTGATAGCGATCATTGCGTTTTAAATCTGTAGGGCGATCTGTTTTTAATTCTTCTGGTGTGTAATCTACTTTTTCCTTAGTAACAACCCAGCGTTTACCCACACCTCGTTGTGGATCGTAATAAATTCCCACTAGCTTATCGCCAATCGTTGAGCACTTATATCAACATTATAAGTAAAGATGTCGATGACATCCTGTGACATCCAGGATTTAATCCGTGTCAGATTC